AGCGTCTGCTGAGGCAGTTGAGACTGCATCTGCTTCTGCTGCATCAACATATTGCTTTGTTGCTGCACCAAGGGCTGCTGATGGATCTGCTGAAAGGACAAGAAGTCCAGTCATTGTATCTCCAGCCTTTGAAACCTTGGTTCCTACTGATGCAGTAAGAGTTGTAGCAAAGTTAGCATCATCGCCAATTGCTGCTGCCAACTCATTAAGAGTATTCAGTACTTCTGGTGCAGAATCTACAAGATTTGCAACTGAAGTATCTGTGTAAGCATTTGCTGATGTAAGGGCAGCGTTAGCCTTTGTAGTTGCATCTGCTGCTGCTGTAGCGATTGCTGCTGCTTGGGCTGCGTTAGCCTTTGTAGTTGCATCTGCTGCTGCTGTAGCAATTGCCTCTGCTTGGGCTGCGTTAGCCTTTGTAGTTGCATCTGCTGCTGCAGTAGCAATTGCTTCGCTTTTTGCTGTTGTAACTTCTGCGTCTGTTGCAAAAGTACCAGCAACTGTTGCGTTTAATGTTACGTTTGCAGAACCGTTAAATGCAACGGAACCTGAAAGATCTCCGCCCAATGTAATTGTACGAGAAGTCTCAAGTGTTGTTGCTGTTGAAGCATTACCAGTTACATTACCTGTAAGGTTTGCTGTAACTGTACCTGCAGTAAAGTTGCCTGAGCCATCACGCTTTACAACTGTGTTTGGGGTATTTGCTGATGTGGCTGTTCCGCCAATCAGGTTGACGATATAATCTTGATCGTCCTGTTTCTTAGTAAGAATGTCATGGTTATTGATGGTACCTGTTGCACCTTCAACAATCAGACCATTTTTAATCTTAAAGTCTTTTGTGACTGTTGCCATTTATTTATCTCCTTGTGTTAAGCCTTCAAACCAATTCTTGCAAAACGAACGGTGATAGGCGTAATTCCCACTGCTGGAGTTACAGAAACATTTACTGCTCCTCCTACCTTAGAGACGCTAACGGTGCCAATATTCCCATCATTGTCTATTGTTCCATACTCTGATACATTTACATTTGTACCATCAACAAGTATGGTCAATTCTGTTGCGTAGTATTTATTATCTCCAGCTGAAGTTTTTGCAATAGAGATTAAGTATTTAACCATTCTGAATGCTGTTGCGCTGAAGTTATCAATTACGGTTGCATTTTCAATTCCAGTAATTGTGTTTTCATTATTGCCGAATGTTGCTAAGTCCGTTGACTGCGCTGCAACGGTATCAATTAAATCTTCATAATCTGCCTGCGTAGGGCGATCACCAGTTTGAAACTTGGTTTTTACGAGAGGAATAGTAGTTCTGGCCATGGCTAAATTATAACATATTTTTGTTACAGAATATAGTTAGAATACTGAATGATTTGAAGTCCAATTCCAGGGACATTGTTTTGATTATACCCTGGAACTCTAGCCCCTATAAATCTTATCCTAAATGGAAGGACCTCATTAATCTTTACAGTTCTTGTAGATTCCAAAACGGTAGATCTATAAAAATTCTTACTATCAATAGACCCAGTCTTTATTCTATTTTTATCAGTAATTATAGCTACTGGAAGCATTATGCAGTAACATCCTCAAGAACTATCATTTTACCTTGGGCTACCGTCCAAACTATCGAATCTTGTGGAAGTGATAGCTCAATATCAAAAATATCGTTTGTTTCAAGAGTCTCTGTTTGTGCTGCTGTTAAAGAAACAGTAAATTCTCCTGGACCATCATCTGGATCTGCTTCTGGTGTTATATTAAATAATAAAGTTGCATCATCTGTTATTTTTCCTGGAGTTACTGGAGCATCTGGTCTTTTAATTTGCATTTGAATAGTCCAGTCTGCGATTGTTAAAGGATCTTTGCTATCATCTGTTACATATACCCGAAATGAAGCGGTATCGCCACGAACAACTGTCCAGCTAACATAAGGAGGTTTTGCTCCAACATCATATGTATCTGACCCTTGACCTCTATATGTTGCCATATTTCTCCTAAAAATAAAAAAGACAATAATCCACTTCATATTATAGCACTTTATGAGTTGTACTAATCAGTAGATTTGTGTTATACTAGGTGTATGACACCGTTAAGGTGTCATTCTGTTTATAGGAGGAAAAACTTGACAGACAAAAAAATGTTATCGGGGGTTCTTGCAACTGCGTTCTGTTTGTGTATGGTCTTAGCACCACACGCAAATGCTTTTGTTAAGAATAATTTGTCCAGCGAGGTTAATGAATCAGCTTCAGCTGCCGCTCACAAGGCGGCTCTTTTGCTCATTAACTCTAGCAAAGATAAAGCACTTGAGAAATATAGAAATGCTACAAGTTTGACTGACAGTGAGTTGGTTGAATTACTTAAGGCGGTAGGGTTCAAAGGACATGGCCTGAAAATGGCCTGGTCAGTCGCAAAGGCTGAGTCCAATGGTCGTCCATTTGCTTTTAATGGAAACACCAAAACTGGAGATTCTTCATATGGGATTTTTCAGATTAATATGCTTGGCACCCTTGGTCCAGACAGACGAGATAAGTTTGAACTTGATCTAAATGCCGAGCTATTTAGCCCAGTTACCAATGCCGAAGTTGTCTATCGCATGACAAAGGGCGGTACTGATTGGAGTTCATGGTCATCTTATAACAAAGGGGCTGTTAATAAATGGCTACACAAATTCCCTAGTAAATAAACTAGAAATAATAGGCCAGGGTGCTAAAATATCCTGGCTTATTTTTATTTTATGACACTGCAATAAATATTGACTTCAATCTAGCAGAACAAACATTATCTGTTCTTATTTGTGGCCTACAACCGTTTGCTTGTATACTCCGTGATTCTAAGAAAAACGTTTGATCTACAGAAAAATCATAGTCATACATATATTTCAATGATCCTACATATGTAGTTGGGTAGTGATCAGACATTTCGGTATGGGTTCTTAGCCATATTTCTGTATTTGTCATAAATGTCGATATTTCTATATTATAACGAATTGTTATAATTGAACCTATATTTAATGTTCTAAGATTAATCTTTTGACTATTGTAATTCCATAATCCAACGCAGCCTTTTGGTAGATAATCTTCAAAAGCATTCTCTGTACTGCCAATCAAAGTTAAACTTATCCAGCCATCATCGCCTTCGTCTGCACCAGTTTGTATTAACTTTTTATCTGATGTTAAATATAATCCCCACCCTATGTTTTGCATAGATGGCGATAATATGTTTATTCCGTCTTTTCCATCTGTACCGTCTTTTCCAGGATCGCCTTTAGGCCCCTGTAAGCCTTGCAGACCTTCTGGGCCACGTTCACCTTTAGGCCCCTGTATACCACGCTCTCCTTGAGGCCCTGGAACGGCTATATAGGCAATCTCAGGATTCTCTTGTTGTGAAAACGGATCAACATTATCAGAATATTTTCTTTTTTTAGCGGCAGATGGAAAATCCATACTTTTAGCCATATAACACCGCCTAGTTCTTTACTTTAAAAACCTTGTCACCAATTTTAATAACTGGAGGCAAGTTATCCTTTTTAGCAGTTACTTTAACTACTGCCATTACAAACCTCCTGGTGTTATATCACCTAGAACACATATTGTTCCAATTACTGGAGTCCAAGTTGTGATTTCAGAACCTTCTGTTATTGTTACTTCTAAATCAAAAGGTAGCTCAGCAACTATTGTCTTATAATTTAATCCCCAGTTTGCTGTAATATCTGCGGGCACTTTAATTTCAACGTATCCGTCTTCTGCAACTACTGGCAGATCATCTAAAAAATCTCCTGAAACATCATATGCTGTCGCTAGAAATTCCCAGCCATCTGTATCAAAATATGTAGATTCGTCATCTTCAAAAAACTCTACTTTGAGAGTTGCGCTATCTCCACGGACCACTGTCCATTGAATGTTTGCTGGGCTTGCGCCATGTTTTTCTACAGAAAGGGCACACATAATAAAAGATTATACCATAAAATAAGGCTGACCCGCTAGGGGCAGTGGGGGGTGGGTAGAGAGCGACCTAGCAAGCCAGCAAGATGATTATAACATTTGTTTACATAAAAACGGACATTTAGTATCAAACCAGACAGCATTATAAATTGTTATAAAAGAGTTATAATTAAAAACGGTAAAAAGTCAAAAAGTCCAGAAAACATGTGTATAATTGAAATATATAAAGAAAAAGAATATTAAGTAAATAAGTTTTTAAAATATCTTTTATATATAATATATATAGTTACTTTTTAGAATGATCTTCTAGGTGGCTAATCATCATGTCAAACACTTTATCCATTTTATCTTCAAGCCGTGTTACTTGATCTTTCATACTAAGTCCACTATTTGGCCTTAATTCGGACATTATTTCTTCTACGTATTTTTTCACAATCCACCTCATACCAACTCCGACAATGCCAAGTATGGACAAAACCGTTAAAATAAGTCCAGCCCAATCTTGAGTTGTCATAATAACAAATTATATCATTATTTAAGATTAAAATCGGGCGGTATGGAGCAAAGTCGAAAATAGAATATCAAACCTCCTAAAACAATCAAATGAATGCAAGCATTCTATATCTGTTATATTGTGGTTGTATATTCATATATAACAAAAGGTTATATTCAAAATAGGCGGGTATAGGATATAATAGATATATGTCAGAAGATGTAAAACCATGGGATTTATTAAATCCTAATAAGCCTAGAAGTCCAGAAGAATTGTCTGAATACCGTTTGGAAATTTGTAGGGGTTGTCCTGAATACCGTCCAAAAACCAATCAATGTAAAAAATGTGGATGTTTTATGAAATTAAAAACTACATTGTTAAATGCTAGATGCCCTATAGGCAAATGGTAGCTATTCTTTATAGATTATGGATTTGATCCAATGCCAGATAATAAGCAATGTTACATATCCAAGAGTAATACCTAAACCATAAAACCAGAAATACATTATTTTGGCAAAGAGATCTATATAGACCACCAGCTTCTAGCAGTACCGTTCATAATTTCATTATAGCAAATTTTGTTGTATAATAGTGTTTCTACTTTAAGGAGAGAGCATGTTATTTCATAAGCATTTATTGATTAATGCCAAGGTTAGAAATCCTATGGCTTCAGAAGATGAGGCAATTGATTTTCTCAATACCCTCGTTGATCGCATAAACATGAAAATTATTAAAGGTCCATTTGCATCATATGTAGATAAACCAGGTAATAGAGGTCTAACTGCAATTGTGATGATTGAGACTAGTCATATTGCATTTCATATTTGGGATGAGGCAGATCCATCACTTGTGCAATTTGACCTATACACCTGTGGTGAATTAGATTTAAGTACAGTTCTTATAACTCTTGGACAATATTTTACTATCCTTAATATGGAGTATATGTTATTTGATAGAGAGAATGGATTTGAGCTAGAGGCTTCAGGTCAATACCCCGATCCTTGGGCTACACAGCTGCCAGGACATTCTGTCTATGTGTAGGTCAAAGTCTTTGTGGGAGCTTATATTGAGAGTAGATTTAAGAAGAAATAAGATGTTCGTTGTTATTTTGTATACCGTTCTCGTTTTGGCCTATTGATTGATCGCTTTACTCTTTCTGTTGAAATCATTTTGAATTGGCCATTCGGATCGAAACAGGTTATGATATCGCCTTCTGCATATAAGAATGTGAATATACCACGTTCTCCAGATACTTTAAAATGAGATCCAGTCTTTAGTGGCCTTATTCCCTTGATCGAAAGAGTCTGGCTT